CGGCTACCGCTCCTGGAGGCATTCAAGCCGCCGCAGTATAGCCATCACAGAGCCGATGCCGACAGGAAGCGCCCCGATCGGCCTTGCCTCTATGAAAGCCCTGCCGACCTCGGTTACACTCGCACGCTGCCTGCCGGTGTGGCGGAATGGTATACGCAGCTGACTCAAAATCAGCCGGGGGTGACCCCATGAAGGTTCGAGTCCTTTCACCGGCACCAAACGCCCTTGTGGCGCAAGGCTTTCAACGGAAATGGCGTAATGGAGTCGTGAATCGGCCGACTCCTGTCATTTTTCGTCTATCCCCCTGATCTTCCCCGCATCCCGAGCCGCCTGGATCTCCGCAGCCTCCCGCCGCAATCGGTCCTGATGCCGGATAACCCACAGCACCATCCCGTCCCTGCCCGTCCACTGGTTCTGGCACGGACGGATGATGTATTGACGGTAGTCCTTGTGGTAGTCGAGCCATGCCTGCCACTGCAGGTTATCGACCCGCTGCTGGATCCGGGCGACACACACCAGCCCGATGCAGATTGTGTCCGGGGCCTGTGCGAACTTGGACGTTTGCCGCCACGTGAAGTCTGGAGGTAGTTCCATCCCGGGGAGGATACGCCTCCCCGTCTCAGGGGCTGCGAATGGCAGAGTCGACTCTGAGTCGACTATCTCAGCTCTTGGCCTCTAGGGCTGCCAGTCGGGCATCGAGCGCCTGGACCTTGGCCGCATGCAGGTCATTCTCCGCAGCCAGCGCCGAGACCATGAAGCACAGCAGCTCCTCTTTGCGGAAGCTGTAGCGGTCGCCAGCCTCGCGGGCTGGGGTCAGCTCGTTGCCTTCTTCGCCGTAGGTAGCCTCTTCTGCCTCCCACTCGTCGTAGCAGATGAAGGAGTATGCGAACGGATCAAGCTCATGCGCCGCCATTACCGCCATCGCCGCCTGAACAGTCGGGCCAGCGTGCAGACGGTCGCCGGTCAGCCACTCCCAGATAGCCGGAAGCCGGGCAAGCTCCGAACCTGCCTTGCGCTCGGCCTCAGACAGCTGGCGCGGCTCGGTCTTGAGGCGGGCGTCGGAGGTGTTGATGGCGCCATTGACAGCAAAGACTTGGGTGAAACGAAATGCAGCGGTTCCTGCTGAGATCGAGTTATCGACCGTGGATCGGATCGAGTCATCCCAGATTTCGAAGAACTTGCTTGGGGCTGTGTCCGCTCCTGCGGTCGGGTTCGTACCTAGCTGCAACCTCCCATCCTGCCCACGAATCTCGCTGCGATACAGCGAACCGCTGGCGGTGCGCCGGATGATGAACCCTGGCGCTGCGCCGCCCGGGGCCGTAAGGGACATCGTACCGATACCAGCCCGATCCACCGTCAGGGCATTGTTGATGAGAACGAGATCGCTGAAGGTCTTATTGCCTCCGATGGTCTCCGTGCCCGTCTTGTGCACCACGTTGGCGTCGATGGCGTATGTGGACAGGGCTGCAACCTGGGCCGCTGTCAGGTGGTAATACTCGCCCGAGGCGCCGCCCTGCAGGCCAGACAGGTCATTGTGGACAGGGACGATGCCGCCGCCGGCCTGGGTCGCACCGAACTTGCTGACGTTGACGAACGTAGCGCTGCCGAGCAGCCCGAGAAGGCCCCGATTGATGATCAGGTAGCAGCGCAGGATTCCGTTCTCGGCGATGTTCTGCTCCGTATTGAAAGCATCTGTCGTGATGCCCTGCACGGCTGCCGCAAGGCTCGCGTACAGCTGCTGTCCGTACTGGATCCGGGTCAGGCCAGACTGGAAGATGTTGATCCGCTGAACGTGCCACTGGTTGCCCAAGATCGGTATGTTCGTCAGTACGCCAGGCGCGCTCTCGTACTGGTTCGGGTTGATGTTGGTGGTATCGGCGCTTTCGGTGCCATTGCTCAAGCGATAGCGGAATGTCAGCGCCGTCTGCGCGCCTATGCTCACTACATGGGGGTCAAGGCTGCTGGCCTGGAAGTTGGATCCCATCTTGAATATGGAACCGGCAGACTTGTTGATGTTGAGGTTGGCACCGTTGGCGCTGTAGATGTTGCCCGTCAGATTCAGCGGCCCAATCGCCGCCATCAGGTCGCCGATCTGGTTGACCCCGGACCGGATCGTGGCCGCCTGATCGTTGATGGCGTTGAGGTTTATATTGTTGCTGTGCACCAGCACGCCGATCTGGGCGATGGTGCGCCGCTGGGCATTGGAGAACGGGCTTGTCTGCTGGACGATGGTCCCGCCCGGCATCTGGATGCCGACATAGGTCGCGTTCGCCGAGGCGATGTTGGTCACCACCTGGGCAGTGAACGGCCCGACCGTCAGCAGCACCCGGGTTGGCTGCGTCGGGGTGACACTCCAATCCGTGTAGCCGATCACCGCCTGCGCCATATCGAACCGGGCGTTGTTGCCCGCGTTTATCGTCAAGGCGCCGCCGTTGATGACGCCCGTGGACTCAAACAGGGCTGGGCGGTGCCAGCCGCGCGCGCCAGTTGAATCGGTGCTGTATGCGGTCAGAGCTGCCGGAGTTGCCTCGTCGTTGTCCAGCCGCAGGATGATCCCGCCCGACCCGTTCGGCGTCACCTTGACGCTGTTCGGGCCGGTTACATCGCTGGGCTGCAGGGCAGTCACCGCCTCAGCCAGCGCTGCCAGTACCTCTGGGGCCAGTGACAGGGTCGGCAAGCCAGCCGCCGCGTTCCCATTGGCCACGTCGATCTGCTGCGCGGTGCCGGTGATCGTCGCTGGCTTGCTCCCAGTCTTGCGGCCCTTTGCGTCGAAGGTCGTCGCCAGCAGTGTCCCGGTGCCGGAATCCGGAACATCAGCCAGTCCCAGAGTCACCACGCCGTCAGTACCAACTGTCTTGGTCAGCTCGGCCCCGTTGACAGTGATCGTGCCGGAAACAGGGAACCATCCCTTAGTGCCAGTCGGCCCCGTGCCGTAATACTCCGTCACGCCAGGGCTGGACACGTCACCCTGCAGCGTCAGGAACACGATCCCATCAGCGGGCGTGCCCTGCACCACGACAGACTGCTGGCCGAACAGGTTGAACGAGGCGCCTTGTCCTTCCTCCAGCGCTGCAACCCGGGCAGCCAAAGCCTCATACAGCTGCCTTAGAGTTGCGTCGTTCTCTGCGCTCGCCATGCGCAGGAAGTAGTCCGCCCATGCCCTGGTGACATACCCGCGCTGGTCTACTACCGGTTCGGAGAACCGAGGCTGTTCCGCAGGGGTCGGCATATCAGGCAACCTTGCCGAACGCAGCCCAGGTGAAGTCCACCGGAGAAAGAACCTTAGTGTCGTTGTTCGGCAGAATGTTGCTGTGCATCTGCACTTCGATTGTGCTGTTGCTAGATGCCCGAGCCATGATGATCGCCGCACCGCCGTAGTCAGGCGAGTAGAACGGGAACTTAGCGGCCGTAGCCAGTACAAACGGGGTCTCGGTATAGGTGGTAGGGATTGTCACCGTGGTGGAGGTCGCCGGATTACCCGATGCCGGGCATTGCGCACGCCCCCACTGGAGCGCGTAGTCACCAATCCGCATGAAGCCGGAACCAGAAGTGGCGTTGGAGGCAGGGATTGCCTGCTGAGCGATCCAGATCAGCGCCGATCCGTCAGTGCTCAGGACCTTGTTCGCTGAGCCGGTCGGATCCGGAACCTGGCGCACGTCGCCCCACAGGTAGACCGAGCCGTCATTGGTCAGGAACTTGCCCGACTCCATCGGGGGGAACTGGGCCTGGCCTGCAGATCCGTCATCAACGTCCCGGGTCCAGATCACAGCCCCCTGGCTGTCAGTAAGGCGGACCGAGTAGGCGCCCGACAGCCAGATGTTCACGTTGGCCCGGCCAGAGCTGTCCAGCGGCACAGGGTTGGTGTTGGGAATGGTCAGGGCAGAGTCCGACCACGTGCCTTTCGGGGTGGTAGTTCCCTGCAAATAGAAGGTGAGGAACCCACCGGCTACCGGCTGGTTGCTCAGCAGGTTGAAGTAGACCGGATTCGGGTCGTAGAAGCGTCCGCTCATGGGTTCTCCCAAATAAAAAGCCCGCACTTGGCGGGCTTCGGGCATAAAAAAACCCGCTCAAGGCGGGATTTCGGGGTTCAGGTTGATGGGGGTGAGGCGACTACCACCACCTCACAGCCCAGATCACTATCGCCGCTGCGATACCGGATGCCAGTATCAAAGCTGCATTTGATAGCTTGTTGCCGGCACGGTCAGCGCCTTTCTTGGTCATGGCCCCTTTAACTCCAAGGTGCGATTTGGGTGTATTCTTGGTCATAGTCCTCGGTGGTCAGCTCACTGTGGATACATGAAGGGTCACCAGCGCGAACTGGTGGCCCTTCGCCGTTTTGGGGTCGGTACGCTCAATCACGCTCACCGCCAGATAAATGCTAGCCGGAGCTAACACCTGCCAGTGAGGAACAAAGCTGTGGATATCTCAGCGCAGCGCTCTTGACATTTGGGTGGTAGGATTCGGGCCAGATATCCACAGGCCTGGGCCATGAGTAAGGAAAAGTTCGACCTCTCCAACGTCGGCGGCCAGCCGAAGGATTGGATGCAGAAGGAACATGAGAAAGGTCTTGCTCCAGGCCTGGGAGCGAAGGGAACGCTTCTTCTATGGGGTGCCGGCGCGCTGGCGTTGCTGACCATTGGAGCCTTGATCTGGGGCGGATTCCGGCTGCTGGCTGGCTAGAGCTGCCGCATACTCAATCGCAGCCTCATCGCCACTTTTCTCAGCAGCACGAGCAAGCTGCTGAATTGATGCGTTGATAGCTCCCAGAGGCAATTTCGTTGAGTTCGCTAGCCAGTTGACCACCAGCGGGCTAGTCATCGCGCGTGCTGCCACGTTCGCCGCAACGCCACCACCGATAGTGGCAATCACCGGCCAGTAGTGACCCGTCACCGGAGCCTGAGCAATCGACAGCGGGAGCCCGATTGCATAGCTCATTGCGGCGCCCCGATTCGCAGTTCCGGATGGATTCGCGAATACCTGCGACCCGCTTTTGATGTTGTCAGCCACGCTCGCTATACGATCCATGCTGCGGCTGAAACTTGGCCCATGCCGGTCGAACAAAGCGCGCTTGGCCTCCGGGCTGACCCGGTTCCAGTTGGTCAGGAACGTGGCCGCGCTGAATGCCTCGCCGGTCGCATCCTGGGCGCCAGGATTGGCGAGTCCCATGCGCCTGATCACTGCGCTAGTCACCGCCCTCTGACCATCCGGCGGTAGTGACTGCATAACTGACCGCAAGGTCGTGCCACCGTCGCGCGTACCGGACATTACGGCACTGTAGACCTTCTCCGGGCCCCCAACCTTCTCAACTACGCGGCTCATTGCTTCCAATCGCTCAGCAGATGCCCGCGTGTAGTTGTTCGCTCGGTTTGCCGCAGCCACAGCCTCGGGGCCTTGGCTGCGGGCCGTTGCCCGCATGTCCTCGGACAGCGCGCCATATAGGCGGTTAAGTTCGCGAATGTCCGCAGGTGGGTTCAGCGGAGAGGCTCGGCCAATTTGCTCACCAATGTCCGAACGGATACGCCGCAAAGCACCATAGGTCAGCTGCCCACCGTTCGCGGCAAGGTCAGCTTCAAGGTTCTGCCGCAGCGCGGCAATACCTGGCTGGATCAGGCCGCCCGTAGTGGCCGCCGCTTGAGGGTCAGGAGTGGTGAGGGCTACAGCTTCCCGAAGGGTGTTTTGCATTGGCGTAGGCGTTGTGTCGGGGATGAACTGATCAGCCTGCCAATAGAGAGCACGCCTGGTGGCGCCAACATTCTTGTTGAACGTATCAACACCTCGTTCGATAGCGCGCCCTGCTCGCTCAGCACTCGGGTTGCGGCTGAATTGCCCAGCCAAATTCTGCAAGCCATCGCCAATGTCTTCGCCCTGCCGCGTAGCGAATCGGTTCATCACGCCTGCACTGGTCGGGCCGCCAGCCAACAGGTTTTCGACGCCCTGCACCATGCGGTTGCCCGATGCCTGCCCGACAGACGGCGTAGCACCCAGCCGCTCAAAGTCAGCCAATGTGTTGCGCATCTGTTCGCCTGAAGTGCCGCGTACGGCTCCACGCAGCGCAGCCCCGGCACCAGTTGCCAGCGCACCAGGGCCGAGACTGCCAGCCAGACCGGCCAGCAGCTGGTTACCCTGTGACGCTCCCGACTCGCGGGCTACCGACGATGCGCCAGCACCGCCCGCAGCAGACGCGGCCTGCATGACCGGCTGGGACGTCAGGAACTGGGCTAGCTGATTGGTGGCTGGAGCCGCCGCGCCGCGCCCAAGATTGGCCAGCGCATTGATGCCGCCGCCGATACCGAGCGTCAGGCCGGTGCCGGTCAGCGCCTCGCCCACGTCGCCCAGTACGCGATCGCCAGAGGTCTGAGCCTGAGGCAGGCCGATGCGGTCAGCGAGCGCTGCAGCGTTGTCACGGAAGGAAGCGACGGGACGGCCGGTGATCTTGGTTTCCAGCGCGCCCAGAGCATCGCCGCCAATTGCGCCAAGCAGTCCGCCAGCGCCCTGCAGGACCGACCTGGCGCCATAGGCGAGATCTCGGCCAACACCTGGCATCCATCCATCGGCCTGCCTTCCAGCCGCAGTGCTATCAACGGTGGCCGAAACCTGCGAAAAGTCTGGCGGCAGCGCATTGACCTGAGGGAGATCGGTAATCGGAGCGTCATCCCAGATCACAGTAGACGGATCAATGCCGCCGCTCTGAGTCTGAGCAGATGGGATATCCCGCTGCTGCGGAGCGTCGTCCCATACGATAGTTGCCGGATCAATTGCCATATTCGATGGTCCCGTCGCTGTACTGGACAACCTGACGCCCGTTGGACGTGCCACGGCGGACGATAGTGCGCTGCTGGGCGCTCCCTGCCTGCTGTGCCGGCTGCCCCTGGTATTGCGCCTGGAACGCCTGCCTCATCCGGCCCTTCGCGCCTTCCACGTAATCAACGATTTTCTGCAGGTTTGCCCTGAAAGCCTCGGGCGACTGCGAGCTGTCGAGTGCCGCGAGGTTGCTCTGCAGCAGGCGGTTCTCGGTGTCAGACACGGCGCCCAGAGCGCCACCAGTCTTCGATGCCTCTCGCATGGCCTGTAGAACGCCGAAGCCTACCTGCGACTTGAGCGTCTCCACCTCAGCGCGAGCATTGGCAGCCTGGGAGCCCGGGAAGTCAGGAACCGCACCCAATGCACCAGTTACGCGTTCAAGCCCTGGGTTGGACATCAGGGCACGCGCTTGGCTCGACAAGCGGTCAAGATTGCTCTCGGCATCCTTCAAACTTGCCTCGGCCGCTCCACGTCCAGATGCTCGATCTTGCTGGCTCTTGGCACGATCAATGCCCGCCGCCTGATTGATGGCCGCATTGGTGCGCAGCCCAAGCTCTTGCGGCAGGCCGCCAAGCTGTACTGCCTGGCGCGCAGCCTCGACAGCCGCAGCCTCATCCTCCTTTCGCCGGCCGACGAGAGGAGTGCCCTGGGCTACCTTCAGCTGGCCACCATCCTGCAGGTTCGTACCACCACCTGCGCGGATCGCGGCCTGAACCTGCGGAGGCAGGCTCGGGTCGATATAGGTCGGCTGGCCGTCGATCTGCTGCAGCGGGCGCTGTGGAGCGCCAAGATTGGCGTTGGTATAGCGGCCCGTGCGGCGGTCGAAGGTGACCTGAGTCGGCGTGCCGTTGACGTCAATCGTCAGCGTCTGCTGGTTGGAGCCAGCATCATTTCCGCCAAGGATGCGAGTCGACCCGTCACGAAGAATGGCGACCCGCTGGCCCTGATCATCGACATAGGTGGACTGAACGCCTTGACCCGTCCCGCCATCTCCCATCGCCAGCGCCTGGTGCACGGTCTGGGCGTAGTCGGGCTGCCAGTCGGGGGAAAGCTCCTGTTCGGTCGCGAGGCCTGCGTTGATCAGGCCCGGGCGCACGGCACGCCATGCCCCCGCGATCTCAGCCGGGTTCTGCCGGTCGAGAGCGCCCTTGAGGTAGCGTGCGGCGTTGTAGACCAGCGTGCGGTTCCGGTCCTCCTGGCTCTGGAACTGCTGTTGCTGAGCCTGAGCGGCCTGCGGGCTGATCTGGGCCATCTGGCCAAGCAGCGACGAGCGGTCCTGCGGCGAGGTCGCCGAGTAGGCCTGTCCGGTCAGCATGTTGAGCCGGTTCTGCTGGCCGCGCTGGCGCCCGATCTCGCCCTGCTGCTGCACGTAGTCGAGGGATGCGAGAGGGCCAAAGTTGCCAGTGAGTGCGTTGGCCATTAGGCCCTCCAGCCAGTGAGGTTGTTGAGGTTGTTGCCGAAATTGAAGGCACTACCGGCTCCGGTCGATGCCTTCCCCGACCACAAGTTGTTCGCCGGGGTGTACGCGCTCTGGCGTCCCGCCGCGTTCTGCTGGATGGCGCCGTTCAACAGGCCACCGAGACCAGCGCCGAGCTGGCTCCAGTTGTTGGCCTGGTTGATGGCCGAGTTGCCGGCGGCGTTGGCCGCCCCCCAGTTGTTGCTGCCCTGTGCGTTGGCGTTGTTCTGCCCTACCCCGGCGATCATCCCAGAGGCGTTCTGGCCCATGCCTGCGAGGCCCATCAGGCTATTGCGGTACGCGCCAAGATTCTGCGACGCCACGCCATTGAGAGCATTGGCGAGGTCTACGTTGGTGCCGCCACTGTATAGACTTCCACGGGCTGCAGCGCCACGCTCAATGCCCTGCTGCGCCTGGTCACGCGCATAGACGTAGTCCGGGCTGTTCTGGAAGCCGGAATAGTCGCCGGAGGCCAGCGCGTTTAGACCAGCCAATCCGGTCAGCCCGATGTCCTGATACGGCTTGAGATCGCCCCGAGCGTTCTCATAGATCAGCTGCTGCTGGGCGTTGCTCGCGTCCGCAGCATTCTGCGCTGCTCCAGCCGCCTTCTTCTGCGCCCGATTCTGCATGTAGGCAGACCCTGCGGATACGACCGCGCCGATTGCTACAGCTGGCATGTGTTTGCTCCCAGATATCTTTCTTTGGTTAGCTCGAAAAGCTCAACGTCAACGGGCCCGGAGTCGCGCTCCCAGCCGTTGGCGATCTCATGAAACTTGGTGAAGCCGCTTTTCAGCGCGAACCGCCTCACGTGCGGAAGGTCCCGGGCCACTTGAGTGCCGATCCAGTCGGCCCCCTCGATGCGGAACATGTGATCCAGCGCCTGCCTGGCGTAGTCCAGCGTCCCAGCCGTCCTCGGCAGGAACAGGGTGTGGACCTCATAGGAACCGGGCGCGCGACGGTGGAAGACGAATCCACCCACCTCGCCGAACTCAATACCAACGCAATCCGCCCAGCCATCGCCAAAGCGGATCTCGCCGCACCCCTTGCAGGACACGAACGGATAGACCCTCGGATGGTTCGCAACGGCCTCCAGAAAGTCGGGGGTCGTTGAGAGCTTCATCAGTCGTCAGTCTGTTCCGGCGTCACAACCGCGCCGATTACGTCGGTCTTGCGGGCGGAAGACGTGGTGAACTCAAATATCCAGTTGCGCTTGCGGCCAAGGCGCATGTAGCGCTGCCGAACCTCGTACTCGCCAGTAGCGCCAAGCGAGCGATCCTTCCAGTTCGACCAGTTCTGTCCTCGGTCAGTGCTGTACCGCAGTCGGAGGATGTGATCGGTATCGGCCATGTCAGAGCACACAGGTTGCGTTGGCGTAGCTGGCGACGTTCTGGCCGATGGCGACCAGGCGTGCGAGTGATGGAGACCATGCCAGTACGCGGAAGGAATTCAGCCCCGAAACGCGCGCCCAAGTGACACCGCTGTCAAGGCTATAGATCGTGCTGTTAGCGCCACCACTCCCAACTGCAAGCACGGCCCCCATTTCGGGGATGTCGATGAGGTCTGTGATTGACATCCCGACAGGCGTAGCGCGGGTCGTGAAGTTGACAAGGTCCGTGGTTTCCCGGATTACGCCATTCCCGGTCCAAATAAACAGCTTCTTCAGGCGCTTCACATAGGTCAGGCCAACGCCGGTATTCCCGCCCCAGGACGGAACGGTCACACCAGCCACATACGGCCCCAGCGCAGTTGAGGACGTGGCCGTGCTGCCATCAACACCGGATAGCAGAATGAATTTCGCCAGATGATCGATGTACGCCCATTCCGGATTCGAGTTGACAACCGTGGAATACGAAGGACCTTCGACCCAATTTGTCCCGGATGCGCCACCCGTCACCATGGTTGAATTGGTGCTCCCTACGAACTGACCGGCAGCAAAGCGGAGCTTGGCATTAGCAATGGTGATGGATGTGGACTGTGTGGCTACGTTGACTCCGCCATCCACCGAATTGACGATGGTGGATCCAGTAGCGAATGCCATCACACCACTTGCAGGATTCTCGGCACCATTGAAGTAGTTGGCCGCACCATTCGTTGTCCAAGTGATGCCATCCGCGCTTAGCTTCCGCCCCGGTCCAGTACATGACACATACCGCGACCAGATTGCAGACCAGAAGACTTGCCCAACACCAAAAGGAGACGTGTATGTTCCGCTCGGCAGCCACGTGGTGAAATTCCACGTCAGCGGCTTGATGGTGAACTGAGCTTGGAAGTTGGAGACGCGGCCAACGGCGTCCCGGGCCTGCGCGGATAGGGTGTAGGTTCCAACCGTCGGACTCGGCCAGCTAATGGCGCCGGATGGGCTGATGGTGAGCGCCACCGGTCCAGCAGACTTGCGGATGGTCACTGGACTCGCGCCGCCGGTGGCCGTCAGCGTCGCGGTGTACGTCGGGCCTGCGCAGGCATTGGCCAGCGTGCCGGTGAGGACCGGAGCGCCAGGATACTGAGGCACAGGGCCAAGCGGTGCCTGCGGGACAGTAGGTAGTGTGCCGGTGCCAAATATCAGCTCGACATTGGGAATGATCAACTGGCTTTGATTGTCGTGCAGCACGCCAGTCACATGACGGCGGATCATCGGGGACTGCCCTTCGAGGTAGTAGTCCCAGTCGATGGTCCAAAGACGGCCCGTCTGGAAGTCGCCGCCGTACCACTTGCCATCACACTTGACGAGGTGGCTCAAACGCCAGCGGTCCAAGCCGAACGACTGGCGCCGCGTCCAAAGCCCTGACACCACGTCATAGCCGAACGTCAGGCCATCAGGGAAGGTCAGGTAGTAGACCTTGTAGCCGCGATCCTCCCATACATAGGAGATGGCTTCGGACCAGTTGTAGCTCGCAATCGCCTTCTCAAGAGGCTGGGTCGAGATCCGACGAGCTGAATACCCATCCAGGCGGTATACGATGCCGTCATCGCCAAGCCAGAACAGCGTGTTGTCCAGCTTCTGAATGCTGTAGCGCGATGCGCAGCCACGGGTGATCGACTGGCGTCGGTTCTGGAAGGTGCCAGTAGTGCCGCCCGCATTGAAGAAGAACTCTGTCGTGCGCTGGCCAAACACCACCACTTCGAACTGACTGACCGCAAGGCCCACGATCCTATCCGGCGCAGCCTCTGCCTCGTACCGATCCAGCGTGTTGTAGTCGGTTGCATCTGCAAGGTTCGAATGGAACCAGTAGCGGCCCTGTGGCTCTACACCCAGCAAGAACGAATCGAGGTAGTCCGACGAGATCGAACCCGGATAACCCTCATCCGTGATCTTGGTGAAGGTGTTGGCCGAGGTATCCCAAACGTACCCCCCGCCGCCCTGCCCGTTCTCGACCAGCAGCTGATAGCCAGTCTTGAACTGGTTGTGCGTCATCTGGACGCGGCTGACGCCAGGGATCAACCCGAGCGCATCAACGCCGCCATCCACTCGCTTGCGGTAGAGCGTCTGCCCAGATACGAAGTACAGCTGCCCCTCAAGGTCGTGCATGCCCCGGATGGGCGAGGAGCCATCACCCAGCCACAGCGACTCACGCAGGCCTGGGCATGTCTCCAGCTTCCACAGCGTGCGCGTGTCCGGCACTTCCGCCCGAGTCGGCAGCCAGTTAACCGTGTCCTGGCACGACCACGGCAGGCTGTCGTCCTTGTAGAAGCCGCCGATCAGGTCTACGGGGTTGGCGCGCATTAGTAGCAGTCCGTCCCGTCGTTGTAGCTGTCGGTATAGATGTTGTAGCGGCCACAGCGCGGAAGTCGCTGACGTAGCACCAGAGGATTGGCAACCAACATGTCGCGCTGCAGTTCAGCCAGTCCCTGTTCGGCGAACTGGACCACATCGGCATCGAGAGACACCCCATACTCGGCGCGCAGAACCAGCGCGAGATTGAACGCCACCGCCTGCTCAGCTTCTGGAGGGATCGGCAACTCGTCAGTCGGGTTGCTTATGTTCTGCCAACCAAGTGCAAGGCCGTTGGCCTCCCATCGCGTCAGCATCCCATTGAGCGCGTCCCGGCCCGTCTCAAAATCCTCAGCCTCCGGCGCCTCCGTAGCGTCAACGACACGCAGAAGCCGCAGCGCCCGCTTCACGATGGTTGCTGCTGTAGTCATCGGAGACTCCAAAAAGAAGGGGCGCCACTAGGGCGCCCCAAACCACTGACGGAACTGCTCGGTTACTTCTTCGACGCGGGCTTGCTGGTCTCAGCCTTCGGCGCATCGTCAGCCTTGGCCGACTTATGCTCCTTGGCGTCAGCCTCGGCGGTCTGCTTGGCGATATCGGCAGCGATATCCTGGCCCGGAAGATCACGCTCGGCGTTCCACGGCTCGCCGTTGGCCTTCATGCCTTCCGGCTCCTTCCAGCCATCCGCCTTGCGGTCATCCACGTCATCGGCGTGGACCAGCTCGATGCGGTCCTCGTCCGGATTCAGCAAGTAGAGCGCGTGCTTCTTTTCGGTAGCCATACTCATCCCTCCTTACGGGATCTGTCGCGCCAAGCCCAGCGCGACCAGCACAGCGCCAGCCGTACCAGCGCCCGAATTGGCGACGGTGATGGTCGGCTGGCTGATCGGCGTGGTGCCGTAGAAACCAACCTTCTCGGTGCTGTCCTTGCCCAGGACAGCGCCGTCCGAGGTGCCCGGAGCCGCCGCGTACAGGCTGTTCTGGGTTTCGATTGCGAGTTGTGCCATGGCGGTATCTCCTTAGATGCCGGTGACGGTGGCGGGGATGCGGACGGCCAGCTCAGGGCGCAGAATGCCGCCACCCCAAACCAGATCGAAGCGCGAGAGGAACATGTCGTTGACGATGTCAAAGCCCTGGGTGAAGCGCAGGGTGATGCCCTGGTGGGTCGCCTGTGCCGAATCGACACCATGGCTTGCCGGAGGGGTCGGCAGATCGGCGGTCACGAAGTAGAACGCATCCTTCGAGAAGGCCAGGTTCTGCACGTAGTTGGTGCCAGCCGTACCGCCGATGGTGATTGCCGCGTTGTCGGCCGGTGCATTCGACACGTTCTGCTCCGAGCCGGTCACCACGATCTCCGGGGTGATCTGCAGAGCGGTGGCGCCCGACGCTGCGGCGAGCGTGACAGTGAACTTCTTCAGCTGACCGGCCAGCACCTTCTTGGTCTGCGGGTGCACATCGAACACGCCCGCGATAGTGAAGGTGTCGCCCGGGTTGATGGTGCCGGTGCCGGTGTCCACGACCAAGGTGCTGCCCGACTGGCCTGCGCCGTTGACCAAGTATCCGGCGCCGCTACCACGGGTGGTGGTGGCGGTCAGGTTGGACGAGTACCAGTCGAAGCCAAGCGTGTTGCTGGCCATCTCGCCCTCACGGTACTGGCGGCCCACCTTCTCCTGAGCGTTGTACAGCCCCTTCAGGCTGTCCACGATATCGATCTGGGAGTAGGTATTGACCAGCAGGTTGCGGTCACCCTTCGGAGCCAGCTGGCTGTCCAGATAGGCCTTGGCCGCCAGAGCGGTGCGAGCGTCATCGAACGCGCCGTAGTCGCCGACAGCACCCGGGACCAGCGGGGTGACCTTGTTGATGAAGTCGGCTTCGACGTTTGCAAGCAGATCGCCGATCTTCGGATCGATGAACTGTTCCTGGAAGTCATCGATCTGCAGGGCCATTTCCGCCGACGTGGCGCCGGTGTCCATGCCGTAGTACTGATCGACCTTCACGGGGATGGTCTTGTCGATCTGCGGCTGCAGATCCATGATGCGGCCCTTTCGCACGACGCCGCGCTGCGGGACGCGGACGGACACCTGATCGCCAACCTTGGCGCCGCCCTTGTAGCCGAACGGGGTGTCGTACTGACGGTTGACCATCTTCAGGACCTGAAGCTTTTCGGTCAGAACTGCCAGGCCGCGCTTTACGATGATGGAGCTAGTGAGAAGCTGATTGCCAGCCATAGGAATTGTCTCCGGTTATCGGTTTCGTTTAGCCCGCACGGCTTCGAGGTGGTCTGCAATGTCCATCGAGGCAAGGTCTTTGCGCACGGTGGAGCTGCCACCAACGGTCGAAGGCGGGGGCGGTGCTTTCGTGACGGATGTGGGCTTCGGGGGAGTTGCGACGGGCTTTGCTGCGCCCATAGATGCCTCAAGCCGGCCGAGTGCTGCTGCGGCGGCGTAGGGCGTCATGCGCGAGATTTCGTCCGCACGATCCAGGTTCTCGGCGAGATAGACCGCAATCTGCGGCCCGATATCACTGGTGGCGATCACTTCCAACATGGAGGGCGTGAAGTTGACTGGCGCCTGTGTGGCGGCCTCCCATTTGCCGGGGTTGGCGGCTTGGTATGCCGACAACCTGCCGTGGAACTGCTGCGCCCGCTCCTGCTCCTGGCTCTGCTGCTGTCGCTGCTGCTCGGTCGTTTCGCGTTCGGCCAGCTTCTGATTCAGACGCCAATCAGTAAGTGCATCGACGTATGCCTCATGGTCGAAATCGAAGTCTTCGAACTTCGGCTTTCCTTCTGCGCCGGTATGCTTGGCTCCCCCCTGCTGGCCTTTCATTTCCAGCTCTTGGGCGCGGCGCTCTGCAGCCTCGGCGCGTCGGATTGCCTCGTACTTCTCCCTTGTCAGCTCGTTGATGCGCTTCCCAACGCCCTTGTTCTGGCGTTGCGCGGGTGCATCGTCCCCGTCCGAAGCTGCCGAGTCTCCGGATTCTTCCGACTGTCCAGCCTGATGGCCTTCTTCATCGGTTGCGGCATCGTTGCCCTGCTCATAGGCAGGTGTAGCGGTTGCGGTTTCATCAGCCTTCGGCGGCACATCAGCGGCCGGGGTCGGGTTGGATGCCTCGACAGCGTCGATGGCGGCTTGCAGGCTCTCGTTCATAGCGATCTCAGATCGGATAGCCCGGAGTTCCGTCCGGTGCGGGTGGGCTCATGCCCTGATCGCCGCCCATAAAAAAACCGCCCGGAGGCGGTTGATTTGGATCGGCTGGTGGTTCTGTTGGCGGGGGAGGCATGCCTAGAAGCTGCATTTGCGCCTGAAGGCGTTGCTGCATATCCAGGTTCTCAAGCTGTTGCCCCTGGGCCTGCGCGCCGTAAAGCTGCGCTTGTGCCGCACCCTTCTCTGCATCTGCGACATCCTTGGGATTCGGCTGCGGCGGCGGCGGAGCTTCTTCGCCTTCGCCCGGGGGCAATAGGCCCTGCTTGACCAGAAAAGCGCGATAGGCATCGCGGACCTCGTCCATCCCCGGAGTGTCCATCGACTTCAGTACGCCGTAACGAGCGAGCATGGCGTCCGGCCCGTTGCCCTGTGCCAGCTGCATCATCGCGTCCAGAGTCTCCATGCGCTGGGTCGTGTAACTCGGCCCGGTGCTAATGCTCACGTCGTACTTACCCTGGCGCAGGTCGTTGACCGTGATCCATGCCTGAGCGTTCTCATCCCATACCGGCTTGTTGACCGCCAAGAATTCCTCAGCGCCGTCCTCGCCCAAAATCCGGATCTGACGCTCGCTGTCGTAGATGTGAGGAATGAGGTCGTTGACGATGATGCCGGTGAACAGAATCGCCCGGCTCACATTGTCCTGATAGTCGAAGTTGGCAACGTCGCCCTCTCGCTGACGGGCCATGATGGCGCGGCCGCTGGTCTCGTTGCTGCGACTGCCAAGGCTGGCGTCATAGATGCCAGTGGTCGCCTTCATATCGTCCGACGAAAGTTGCAGCGCGGCCATGTAGCCCGGCGACAGCTGCGGCGGTGGCTCACGCTGTGGCTTGATGCCTGGCGCCTTCGGATCCGGGTTGTAAGGCAGGCCAGGGGCGTTGTTGACTGCCAGATCGCGCCATTCGCGCTCAAACCCTTCGATTTGCTTGGGCGTGTACATGAACGGCGAATTCGGCTGGTTCGCAATCACCTCAGCGAAATTGGATCGCTCGAAGTTGTAGAGAACCTGAGCGTCACGCGCCATGCGCGCCATGCCATACCACTCGTCGCGCCCATCCACGTGGACGATATCGCCCCAAACCGGGATCAGCGGGATGTAGCGGCCGGGCCAGTCGAACGGCCCTTCCAGCGTCTCGGCGCCGCTCACGATCTCCATCGTGATCTTGTACGACTCGACCTGCCGGCGTTGCTGGATAGTGACCGGCGACGCTGACGGCATGCCCATCTGGTCCAGCGGCGGGTTGGCAGCGGCTTCCTCATCGAAGTCTTCTGCGTCAACCACACGACCGTCGGAGAGCATCAGGATCTCTTTGGTGACCGGAACACGCTGCCAGTACTCAGCAAAGCGGATTCCCTTGTCCCTGTACCAGTCTCGGCAGTCCCCGGTCATGGATGAGTCGAAGTCGACCATCTCCGCTTTGGGCCAGCGCTTCTTGAACTCAGCACGCGGCAGTGAGTCCTCGACGAATGCAAATTGCGCATCCGAGCGGTCCAGCTCCTCTGCCGCAGGGTCGAACCTGACAGAGAACGGGTTGTGCACCCGTTTGATGCGGATCTCCTGATCGAATGTGTCGTCTCCTGCGTATTCAGTCGTAACCCGCCACATACCAAAGCCGCAGCTGACGGCGTACATGCCACCCCAGTCGTAGGCCTCGTCAGCGCGAGACTGCGCCTCAATATTGCGGATAAGGCCCTGACGGATCTCGGCCAGCTTCACATCGCCGTCTTCGCTCGCGCGAACCTTGATGGACGGCGTGTTCATGCGCATGTCGTTGATGACCTGCTTCACCGCCTGGCGCAGCTTGTTGAACTCGTACTTCGGGCGATCACCGCGCAAGCGCCCAAAATTGCTGTCCCACTGGCTGCCGGCAATCCAGATGAACCGGAAGTCATCGATAGCGCGGGAGCGCATGGTGCTTTCCGCCGACTCGCAGTCCGCGAATCTGGCGCGCATCTGCCGGAACTTCTCCTCAGCAGTGGACGGCGCCTTGAGATCTTCATCCCGCATTACCAGCCGCTCCTGAAGCTAATGGGTTTCGGCGCCGACACCGGCACCGGTTCAGCAAATGTCAGCGCTACCGCGTCCCATTCATCCGGACTTGGCACGCCACGTGCGCGCATCGCCTCCTTGCTTTCCAGCAGGACGCGAGAGTTGCTGTCGTATTTGTAGCCTGGGCCGCAGGCATCGCCCTGGAGCGAGTCAACGTCCGGGATGTCTACCCCTCCCTCTTGGGCCAGCCAGTCGCGGGAGGCCATCCAGATTTCAGCGCGGCGATTCACAGGGCCGCCGCCGATCTCCTTGCCGTCCTCGTCGATCTTTGGCGGCTCCAATGGAGCGCTGCCAAAGTTCACCGGCTTGACGATCTCGTCGTATCCCATCTCGACCAGCCGGTCATAGATGCCAACACCAAGGCCGCCCACGTCAATGAAGACGCGCACCGGGCTCTCGGCGTCGATCACCTGCTTGATCCAACCCGCGCCCTCCATGGTGGTCAGCTTGTTGCGCCGCTCCACCTTGATGACCTTGCGTCCTCGGCGTCGGGCCAGTGCCGAACCGTCATCTCCAAAGCGGGCAGGGTCAAACCCCATGACCAGCGGGCCCGACTCTTCTCGGATATTCTTGCGGGCTTGGGCGACCAGCTCCGGCTTGATGAAGCTGTCATGGCCGGACATCTGGAACGCCTCAGCCGCCGTGGCTGGGTATTCCTGCTTGAACAGGGCTGGGTCTTTCAGCTCGCTGATCTTGTTGCGACGCCACGCCATCTGCCCGTTATCCAGGCCATACAGATCAGCGTAGGCCCGCTCTTCCTCGGTCAGATCAAACCCGACCGGGGCCTCGCGCCTGTACTCTTCCTGCCAGAACCACGGCACGAAGATGGCGATGAAGTCGCCCTCACCACGCTCCGCAGCCTGCCAGTTCTGATGGTAGAAATTGCCGATTCCGTTGGCGGTCGACTCTAGGATGACCTCAGTCCCGTCCTCATTCGGCACCGCCTGCAGAACGCCGGCCGCGTGGGTCTCAGCGTTCTTCCAGAAAGCCACCTCGGACCCGTGGAAGAGCTGAACGGTGCTGGACCGACCAACCCCCTTAGTGCCTGCCGTGCCCACCTTGTAGCCGCTGTCCAGGACATCGAACAGCAATTCCTTTGCGTTCGCTGCACCCGTGCTTGGCCTGACGAACTCCGGGCAGTTCTCGTGATACCTGTTCACCATCTCAAACAGGTTCTGCGTTGCCGCATCCTCGTGGGTCAGGATGAAGGTGCGCACACCCTTGCGCCATGAGGACGCGTGGTAGTACCTAGCGGAGACGTAAGTGGAACACCCCTGCTGCCGCCCCTTGAGAATCAGCGCACGAACTTTGCCAGTCCGCCGCTTCTGTTCCTCCAGGCGCTCATGGATGTACTGCTGCGCCCTATTGAACCTAAGCGGCTGGACTGCGCCCGATTTGCTGCGGATCAACATGCAGTTCTTCGAGTAGAACTCCAGGTCATCCCGCAGCCGCTTGCGGGTAGCCAGCTCCTCAGTCTTCAAGACCAGCCAGCCATTGCTCATGGGTCAGGGTGACGTTGGTGACCGTGCTATCCATTCGGTCGCCATACTTCTTGGGCTTCAACTTGGAGGCGACCCACTTACGGGTATCGACCCTGAGACGGTTGCGGGCCACAGCGGTTGAATCGAACACGACCATAGTCGTGCCACCGTCGGCGTCCTTTACTGTCGTCTCCTGTTCGTCTGAGATAGCCACCATCTCATCGGCGAATGCCTCGGCCTGCTCTTCCCTCGCGCGCGCATACTGGTCACTGAACGCCTTGTGCTTACCCAGCCAGCGGAACACAGCGGCCTTGCTGGGCATGCCTTCATCGGCACAGATAGAGCGGAGAGATTCGCCCTCTGCCAGCCGTTCACAGATGGCGTCGGCTATCTCTACGTTGTAGTCGGATGGACGGCCCATCAAACACTCACTTCCAGGCGCTGCGGCCCGTTAGACCAGCCTGGGTTGTTGAAATAGGGGGCGCCCATCACTCGGACGATCTGCCATGCCGAGTACACGTCGCCGTTGTCGAGGGTCACGTCCACCCGGAATCGAGACCGGCCGGACCATTGGGCCTTCACCCTTACCTGTACAGAGGTGCCAGTAATGGCCGGCTCAGACATCGCTGCGAAGGTGATATCGAGGGTCTGCCATACGGCCTTGGTGATTGAGCGCCCAGGGGGGATCACGCCGTTGAAGTCGGTCACCATCTGCCGCGACTCGTTGGCGAACAGGCTGGACCTGAACACACGGTCTCGCTGGTAGGCGGACACGATGTTGCGGGTAGCGCGCCCCAAGTCACTCACGATCAGCCCTCACCAAGGCTTGGAGCCCACGGATTTGGGCGTCGCACTGGGCAGCGGCGAGAACAATTCGCCCCGCACTGTCTGCTCGGTCATCGGCGGCACCATCAGGCTCGCCGGGGGCGGCGGCAAGGTCGGACACTCGGGCCTCACAGCCTGCCCACCGCTGCTGCAGGCGGAGGTTGCCAGCACGCAGGCCATCAGCGACAGCCGCGCCTTTCGATTCAGCATCTGCCTTCTCCTGCTCGTACTGGGTGGCCACTGCCTCGGCCCGCTTGACCCGCTGACGCTCTACCGCGATGACAGCGATGGCGTTGTCGCGCTCCTGCTCAGCCACCTTCTTGGCTGTCTGTGCGTTGTCTCGGGCACGCTCTGCCTGAGCTACGGTCCCGCGCTGCCACACGGCGATGCCTGCCAAGAGCAATACAGCCCCTAGCAGGACACGGGACAGGATGCTCATATCAGGCCTGAGGCTTCCGCTGGCTGATGACCTTGGCAATCAGGCCGATACCGGCGAAGACACGGATAAACGTGGTAATGGCGCTCGGCATTGCCTCGTCGGCGAGCATCCCCAGCGCGGCCGCACCCGCATACAGGCCATCCGGGCTGGCGAGCAGAACGCCCCACAGCCAGGTCGTCCAGTGCTTGAGCGTCTCCTTCAAAGGCACGATGCCCTGCGGAAGGAGGCTTGCTCGATTGACCTTCGGCGGCTTGGTGATGATCGGGGTCGGGCTGCTCATTTCTTCTCGCGCTCCTTCTGGCGCTGGAGTTCCTTGTCGACCTCCTCGGCAAAGCGAGGGGCGAGCATGTAGACGGCCTTGTGGTAGGCCTCGGCCTGGCGGGTTGCCACATCGGCACTGCTGGCGGTGTGGGCGATCCAAACCGCGCCAAGAGTCACGCCAGCCAGCGCAATGCCTATGGCGATGCCGTTCCACACAGATCCAGCGCCCTCAAGGCGGACCACGTTGCCGTTGGCTGACGCGCCGTGGATCCGGGTCAATGCCGTATCCAGTCGCTCAAGCCCCGTCCGCAGCTCTCGGGCCAAATCTTCGCCACTCATCGCTTGTAGGGCTCCGAGAACACAGGCACATCCATCTTGGTGGCGATTCGATAGATCACGTCCCGAAGGCTGTGGATCTCTTCCTTCACTTCCTGCAGAGCGCCCTGCTTCAGCATGTTCTCGGCCACATAGAGCTTGTGCTTGTTGTGGTCCTGCCAGAGCATCCAGATCCAGCCCGTCAGCGCCCCCACGCCCAACATCAGGCAGGGAACAACAATGGCGAGGATGCGGACCAGGATGTCCATGGTTTCGCTCATGCGGCGGCACCTATCCCAAACAGGCGCTTGGCCTGATCCAGCCGCTTGGCCCGATCAGCTAATCCGTTAGTGCCGCCGTTGATTGCCTTCGTCACGCCCACCAGATTGTCTGCGCGTGCAATTGCAGGGATCTTCGGGCGCTCTACGGTCCAGTACCAAGCGGCCGCATCGACCGCATCCGGCAGTTCAGCCAGCATCTGTGGCGAACGGACCACTCGATCATCGCCATACTTCCACTTGCTGTAGCTGGCGTAGTTCGCTCGGCCAGTAACCTGAATGAGGCCCCTTCCCTTGAATCGGACACCGTCACCAGGCTGCGTATTCCCTAGATCCTTGCGACCCTCATAGGCGCGTCCTGAGGCGTACTCAGTCGCCGTCTTGAAGCCATCCGACTCATGGGCTACCTGAGCCAGGAAGTGAGCCTTCTCAAGCGGCGTGGTGATGCCATGCTCGATACAGGTCCGTTCCAGCGGCTCGGCGTACTTGCCAGCTCCCATAGCGGCAGCGACAGATTCGGTGCTCACTATGCGATCTCCAATGGGAGCCCGCCCTCTGCCAGCTAATCGCGAGGGTTGATCTGGACTGGGAAGCGGGCAAAGAAAAAGCCCCTCGGGAACCGAGAGGCTTCTATGTCACAGTGCCTGAAAAGTTACGCTAGAGGTGCGCACCTCCGCAATAGCCATCATCCAAAAACACTACAAATCAGGCTGCTTGAGCCATTGCGATCCCTCGCATTGCTCCCTTTACCTCAGCAAACGCCACATCGTGCAGGGTCAGATAGTGCCGCTGGCTGACCATTCGCTCACCCACGTTCGACAGCAGCAGGTTGGCCGTCTCCCAGCGCTCGACCTTCCTACGGCCCATGCCGCAGTAGTAGGCCCGCAACACGCAGGCATAGACGACCTGATCCTTACCTATGCTGTAGACGATGTCCTCCACCCGCTGCGCCCGGATGTCCGTCTCCAACGGCTTGAACCCTTGGACTCGCCCAGGCATTTCGCCCTGATGCTCGATCAGGACCGCCAGCAGGTTCTTGGATTGGTGGCCCAGGTATTCGCAATCCCTATGTAGGGCGAACTCATTACCCCAGTGGTCAAGCTCCGCTCGCACGTAAACCCCGAAGGTGTCAGCTTGCATGTTGTTCTCGCTGTCGGATGTATTTGCGGGCTTCTCGCCCGAAGCGATATCGCTTGGAACCGCGCTTGCCTGCGCTCTCAATCTGTCCACGTATGGCCATGACGGCTACATCACGAGCCACCCTTCCACGATCCTCATCCGCAAGGCCCTCGCAGACATCCCCCATGAAATGCCACCCCGGGTTCTCTGCCAGCCACTGGCGGATCTGCTGGGCGCGGCTCATGCTGCCCTCCGGCTGTTCTCCGGGGTGATACCAGCCACGGTCACGGCTACGCCGAGCGCGGCCCAAGCGTGCGACTTGACGCCGTAGGTTGGCCCCGGCGCCTTCTTGGTCCCCTGCGGCCCGAGCAGATCCAGCAGCGCCTGCCGGATGTTGGCGTCCTTGGCCTTAGCGTTACCGCACAGGTGCAGCTTCACGTCACGGCGGTAGACGAGGCGGGCGGCATTTGGCTGATGCCACGCCTGCACAAACCGGCCAACCCAGACGCAGGTTTCAAACACCTCACGACCGACAGCCATCCCGTAACTGGCGATCATCTCGATGGCGAGGGTGTCGCCCATGTGCAATTCCCATCCTTGCAGGATCTCTAGTAGGGTCTGGTTTGGGTGCACACCGGACTGCAAGACCATTCCGTTCAGCATCAGGCACCAGCCGCTTTCATCGGGCCCTGGATCAATGGCGAGGATTCTCATGCGGCCTCCCCGATGCCAAGCATCTTGTTCTGGCGCTCCAGCAACTCGGCGTCGCTGCCGAATGCCGCGTGGAACGTCTTGCTGCCGTCCATCAGGCTGGGGCCGTAATGGGCCCTCATTTCCTGATGGGTGCAGCCCCAGTTGACCAGCCCACGGTGGTGCCAAGCACAGAGGCCCAGACCGTCCATGTGGCCGATGCGCCGGCCGCCACTCAGCAAGTGGTGATAGTCGCAGCCCGGATGGACCATGAAGAACTGAGGCGCGTCCTCCTGCTCGCTGCGGATGACGCAGGCCACGCACAGCCCTTCCTTACAGGCCACGATGCGGGCGGCCTCGGCGGCGGTCGGAGTTCCGGTCGAATGCCTCACGCCGCCCTCCCCTGCCGACGATGCTCGTCTTGATCCGCCCTGCCCCAGTAGTGCTGGAACGCCTTGGCCTCGTCCGTCCCTTCATCGAACGGGCACGAGGTGATCGGCTTGCGGTCGAGCCTGGCGCTGTAGCCCAGATTGCTCGCCTCAGACAGACGGCTGCGGTCCTTGTAGCTGGAGAGGTTCACTTGCCCTTCTCCCCGGCGAGGTCGGCGCGGATGTAGCGGACGACTTGCCCGCCTTCGCCCTCAGCCCATTTCTCAACGATGCTTTTGTCCGCGTGGCAATGCAGTCGCCCCGAATAGCCTGCATGTGCAAGGCCCCACACCTCATCAGGCCCAACCGGCTCGGAGATGATGGCGAAGGACTGGCTACCCCAGTTCCATTCAATATCGTTATCAACGCCCCACACCTGCCAGCCACGCCCGTCCTGATAGTCGATGGCGATATGCCGCCCCTCAGCCGCAAGCCGCATGACCTCGGCCTTCCCCGCCGTAGTGCTGGTGTCGATCTGTTCGAGGTTCATGCGGTTTCTCCAAGATAGGCCCTGACTACTTCCTGCAGTTGCCTTGGGTATAGGCCCAGTGCATCCCGACCCCAGAACTTCTCCCGTAGATGTGTCTGATAGTCCACGAGGGAGTACTGGCGATGAAGGTGGGGCGGCCATCCGGCTGCATCCATGGCCGCGATGATCTGCTTCCGCTCACGGTGCGTAGCATTGTTTGCGCTCCCTGCCCTGACATACCACGCAGCGATGCCAACACAGCCCGAACCCCAAAGTACCCAGAAAATAATGTCCATTACGCCGCCCTCTGCTTGTTCTGCGGCTCGGGGAACTCCAACCACACGCCAAGCCGCTGGTAATGGCGCTGGACTGATTCCAGGTACTGCGAAAGCTGCGGAGTGGTCATCAGCGACGTGACCGGGAACCACTCCATCAGGATCAACTTGTCTTCGTAGGCCATCGGCTTGACGGCCTTGTCGTACTTCGCGCGGAAGTCGTCGTCCTCGGCGCGGAGGATCGGAACGCCCATGGTCAGCTTGCAGAAGGCTTTGACACCCAGCGCCGTGTCCTCGCGGGTCTCGCGGGCCACCTGCTCGTACCACGCATGGCTGATCGCATTCTGATCCAGCGTCCGCGCCTTCCCGTGCGTGATGCTCACCGTCAGATATTTGCGGTCCTTGAACTGCTCGCGGAGCTGGCCGACTGCCGACTGCAGAGCGACCTCGGAATTGACGATGATCTTCATGCCGTCGCCTCCTGCAGGCTATCCATCAGCTGCTGGAAGGTGAACTCGCTCGGGGCTGAGCCTTCGGGGAGGATTGGCTCGACGTAGCGAGAAACCTCGGAGTACACCTTGTCTCCATAGCGCACCCACAGGTCGTTATCCTCTGAAAGAACCCCGCCCCCCGGGAGGGGATCACCCTTGGGCCGTATCTCGATGGAAGTAATCACGCCTTCCGATCCGACTTTCACTGTGGCTTTAGTATTTGGCGTAAACACCTTGCGTACCCTCTGCCCCACGAAGAACTTGCTCATGACTTGCTCCGTTCGGGCAGCGGCCCGGCGTATTGAGTGATCGGCACCTGTCGGCAACCCTCGCGCCACACCGTCTGGCCGCGAACTGCGTACAGGACCATTGGCTTGATTCCGTACCCAAGGCCCAAGTACCAACCGGCCTTAGACACGGGTTGATTCACTTCGCGGATTTCGATGGAGAACTGAGTCACGCGGCCTCCCGATGAGACAGGTGCAGAGGCCCCGGGCGGCGCGACTCCTGCGCCCTGGCGTACAGCACACGGCTACGAGCAATAAGCGCTGCTGCGGCCTGCGACGGGATCTGCATGGCCGCGCCAATCTCATTGGCGTTGCAGCCCTCGCAGTACAGGCGGAACACGTCTACGTCGGATAGGCTCATTCGGGTCATGTCGGCATCCCCAGCACCTTCGCCAGTTCGGCGAAGCGCTTCTTCATTGCGGGAGAATCAGGGTCAGCAGGGAGAGGTTGTTTCGTGAGTGCAAGCTGCTCTCTCGGCGGAATTGCTTCGAAGAAGTCAGCCGGAGCAGGCCACTGCCGGCGCGTCTGGCTTAGCTTCACGAACGCTTTCCGGAACCTGGGGGCATCGAACTCCTGCTCCCAAACCTTGTCGTCACTCAGGGCATCAACCCACATAGCGGCGGTCCCTTGGATCATGTCCATCGCCGGGGTCCGATCCAGTCCCAAGCAAAGCAACCGGCTCAGGCCATCCAGAATCTCGTTGTGGATCCAATCGTTGTGCATTGGGTTTCAGGCTCTGTAGGAGTTCGACGCCAGCCCTGGTTTTGCTGGGCTGCTGGGCACTGGGAGGAGCCGATTGAGGCCGTCCCCGTTCATTCGGCTTCAGCCAATCGGCTTGCAGTCCCTGTGATCCACGGGCACACCAGACCTGCAGGAACTGGGTCAGCGTGAGGTTGGCTTTTCGGGCTTCGCGGCGCGCTTGGTCCAACACCGTCTCGGTAACTGGGGCCTTCTTCGCCTTGCGCAGCGCTAGCCAGTCGCTCCAGGTCTGCGAATCCACGTCATCCGGGCAAACGGGGACGGCAGCGCGCTTGCGCGCCTTATCTACTGAACGAAGTGAAGTAGATATATTGGTGTCTGGTGTCTGGAGAGCATTGCCTTCGCTATTCGTTCGCATTGCGTTCGCATTGCGTTCGCTATCCGATGGCATTGCATCCTTGTTCCAGCGAGCAGCAGCGCTGGCTCGGGCTTTGTCCTGCTTGGCCTGATAGCGCTCAATCTCTTCGTCCGCTCGCTTGTTATGCCAGCCGGAGTCCTGCAGGCTGAAGAACTCTTCCAGCACTGCCTGGACCGCCTCCAGCTCTTCCTGAGAGCGAGCGCCGGCCAGACGGGCAACCTGCTTCACATCGGAAGGCAGCGCCTCTTCCTGCAGGTAGTACCGGCGCAGGAGGCGGCTGTAGATAGCGTCCTCGATCAGCGACAGATGAGCCGTTGCTGCTGCGTAGTCACCGATGTGATGTTCAAAGTAGTTAATGGCTGCGTCCTCCGATGTGGAGCCGCGCTTTGGCCGCCATGTAGGCGGCGTGAGCAGCATCGGGATTACCGAAGTAGCCAAGGAAGTGATGCTTACCGTTGGCGCAGATCTTTGCCTGCCACCTCTTGTGCTGACGATTCCAGGTAGCGCCGAGGAGGCCGCAGCTACGATTGTTCACCTGGGCTTCGCCCTTGTTCTGCGAATTCTCGGCGCGCGACACGACCCTCAAGTTGCAGAGACGGTCATCGGTCTTGATGCCATTGATATGGTCCACTTCGCCGACAGGCCATTCACCGTGAGCCTTGAACCACGCAACGCGGCATGCCCTGTACTGCTTCCGACCGAGCTTGATTACCCAATAGCCGTGGCTGGAGAGACATCCCGCCTTTGCACCGCGCGAAATACCGCGCGCGCTAATTGCCCAAGTGAAGACGCCAGTCTCTGCGCAGTAGTTGATTCGCTCAAAATAATTCATGGCTCAAGCGGCCTTCGGACCTTCGTCACTGCTGATCGGGAACCACGTGCAGCCGCTGCGGCCATTGCTGGCCGAGCACTTGCGGACCATCCCGCGCCGAATGAGGCCCTGCTTTTCCAGCTCGGGCAGGCGACGGGCCAACATGAAGCGATCCAGCCCGGTGGCACGGGCCAATTCCAGGCTGGTGAGGCCCGGGTACTTGCTTACCGCCGAAGCGGCCTGCGAGTGCTGCTGAGCCTGAGCGCCAGACGACACCATGTGCGCTGCGGCTTCGTGGCTGCTGCTGGGATCGGTGTAGCGAGCTGGATGGTTCATGTGGATTCCTCAGCCCTTGATTGGGCGGGCGTGGAGCGGGATGACTCGTTCGGCGCGTTGTCTGTCTGATTCCCGCTGTAGCCAGCCGGGTGAGAAGTTGCGCCAGGGGTGAGTCGGTTTCTTCTTAGGTGTCTGGGTCGTCACGTTTCAGGGCCTGAAAAGGAACAACGGAGCCCTGCTGGGCTGGGAGCCGGTAGCGCCTATCAAGTTCAGCGCGGGCCGCGTGGATCAGTGCTTCGTGCAGTGGAAGCCCTTTGGCCTCCGCGTATTCCTCAAGCCTTCGGCGCTCATCGCGCGATAGCTGTATTTCCATAGGCCCTCCCCGGGGACTTGTATGGACCTTCAAGCCGCATCGCGGTCGGAGCTACGCTGTTCCAAAGAAGCAATCCCAGCCAGGACCAGCTCCCGCACGAACACTGCGGGCTGACGGCCGTTGAAGTTGGCGAGAGCCTCGATCACTGCCTTTTCCGAGTCGTTGAAACGGACCTTGATCGGGTTGTCGCGGAGGTGTGTGGGGTCTGCGTACATAGATGGAGCCTTGTCAGTGATGGGTACTTACTTAGCCCCTGCCCCCGCCGTAGCATTGGAGTTGCGACACAACCTCAACTACGACGGAGACAGGGATGGAACTCGAAAAACGTTTGGTGAAACTGGAAGCCGAGAACGCGGTTCAGACGGCGGTGATTCGTGCGCTGGTGGAGATGCTTCCTCCTATGAACGCAGCGCTGGACGTGCCTCTAACCAGAGCAGTTCAGACGATCAACAATCGGGCTGCGGACGAGCCGGAACCGATGAAGCAGGCACTGCAGGACGCTCTGGCGGGACTGAACCCGATGCAGATCCCTCGCAGACGCGGGTAGACCATTCACGAAGTGCTTCATTCCCAGCGTCTAGGTGTGCCCTCTCGGCCTTGGTTGGTTTGTTCAACCAAGCCGAGAAGGCCCTTACGGCTTCGCGCAGCCAGACACGCGGGTTGCCCCAGCTGGTGACCGGAGTCCAGACGGGCGGCGGCTCGATATCAGGCAGCACGTCGGGCCCCCTTCTTCTTGGGGGCCGGGCCGAAGACGTCCGGGCGGAGGTCGTGGCGGGAGACGTCTCCCCTGCTCTCTTCATCAAGCCGACGAGCCAAAGCGCCGTCGAAGCGCTGGCCCTTGCTCAGCGCCTTTCGCAGGTATCCGATGGAGGTCCCAGCACGCTTGGCGTATTCCGCCTGCTTGGCCGGGGGCATAGTCGCGAGGTAGGTGCGCAGGGTGTCCATGCAGTGGAATTTACCATATGGTAAAGCCAAGTCAATACCGTTTGGTAAATTACCCTTCGGTCACCGAAACTCGCGGGATGAAGACTGACCCGCCAGTGGTAGCCACCCGCAGGAAGCGCCTGCGGCAGTGGATTGATGACCACCATCAAGGCAACCAGGCCGCATTCGTGGCGCGCACCGGCATCAACCAGGGCGAACTGTCCCTGCTGCTGAGGGACAAGTCCTTTGGCGAGAAGAAGGCCGCCAAGATAGAAGAGGCTTCGGGGATGCCTCCGGGCTACCTTTCCGAGGAGTCGATCTCACAAGTCTCAGAGATTGAGAGTGACGGAGACTATGTTCGCGTCCGTCAACTTGATGCGGAGGCTGGCATGGGCAGCGAGATGGAGAATTTGGACAACCCGGAGATCATCCGGGCTATCGACTTTGAATCAAGCTACATCCGGAGCATCGTCGGATACCTCCCGCCGCCCGGAAGGCTATTCCTGATTGCTGGTCGCGGAGACTCGATGATGCCTCTCATCCAGCCAGGCGACACGGTAGTCGTAGACGCTGGGGTGACTTCCTTCGATGGAGATGGTGTGTACCTCATCAACATGGGGAATGGCCATCAGATCAAACGCCTGCTGGATCGAGGTGTCATCCATGTCGCCAGCGAGAATCCAAGCTATGGGGCGCCGTTCCCGATGCCTGATGGGACGCTCATTGGCGGGAAGGTCTATCTGAGGAATAGGATCGACCGCTTTAACTGATCGAGCCTGGGGTGGGCTCGAAGCGCATACAACGCAAAACAATGGGGGAACAAAATGGACTATCGCAGTGCCATCTTTGCTGGGGTGGCTGCCGTCTCTATGACTGGCTGCATGAACCTGGCGACGAAGCCATCGGAGATCACTGGGTCTTACACGTCGGATGTCAAATACCAGGAATACACGTGCCAGCAGCTTGGCATCGAAGTGAACTCTCTCGCCCGTCGCGAAGATCAGCTCGCAATCGCACAAGAGCAGCGTCGAAAGAGTGGAAAGGTCCAAGCCTTCTGGATCGGTTATGGCAATGGAGACGGAATAGAAGCCTCAGAGCTGGCCAACATCCGTGGAGAGAAGGAGGCGGTACGCCGTGCGCTTGATGCAAAGTCATGCGCCGCAGCTGCCCTACCTAGGGTCCCGACAGCTGCAGCTGCAACGCCAACACCAGCCCAAACGTCACCGAAGGCCGCTGCTCCAGCTCCATCTGGACAGCCAGACTGGCGCAAATGGGCACAGAGCGCCTCCACGGCCGAACCAGAGCATCTGTATCGCTGCCCTGGGCCAAACGGAGCTGAGGTGGTGACCGAGAAGCCTGCTGCCGGCTGCACTGTGATCAAGTAAGGCCGAGATCAGGAACGCCCTAGCCCTGCGTAATGCGGGGCTTTTTTTGTCCAATTTGCGAACATGAACGGAATCGCTTCCGTTCATAAAAAGCACGCTCGATCTTTACCATTTGGTATTGACTGGCGATTACCGTTTGGTAATCTATCTCCAACGCCCCACAACACCCATCCGGGACCAGGGGCTAGGAGACGAAGGCAGTGGACAAGACCTTTGAAGTTGAAGTGGTTCAGGTCGAGGGCGGCTGTGTTGCGAGTAGCGCCAGCGCCTGCGTTACCCGTACTGGCACTCAGATTGGCCTGTCCGTATCGAGCGGGTCGACCTACTACTTCTGGAGCCTCCTCCCCTCCGAAGCCGTGACCATCGGCGAGCAGCTGATCGCTGCTGGTAAGGCAGGTGAGGTATGAGCGCCCCTGTCTATGTGTTGGCAGTTATGGACGACGATGCCCGCAAGGCAAGGCAGTTGCGCTGGGACGAGGCAGGCGAAGGCCGCTGCAGCGACGACCAGGTCACTGCGGCGTCCCAGCGGTCTTTTGACGCCCGCGCGGCGTTCGTTGATCTGATCGCCGAGATTGAGGCGGTTTGCGAGAAGCCCGACCCGCTCGATTACCACGTTCGTCTCCGCGCAGCCCTCGCCCGCGTCAAAGGCGGTGCCGCATGACCCTGCACACCGCCAACGACATCGCCCGGAACGCCCAGCGCAATTGGGACGCCCTGATTCCGGCTGAACCGAACGACGAGGCCTACCAGTTCGCATGCGACCACGTTGCGGCGGAACTGGAGAGTGAGAGCGAGACGGCGGCCCTGGTCGCGACGTTGAGCCAGAGCCGGGCCGTGCTGGTGCACATGATGTCGCAGGAGATTCCGAGCTACCTGCGCCCTCACCTTCGCGAGCTAGCTGACCTGATTCGTGACATGCGTGATCGCGTGGACACGCAGATGGAAGTGTTTACCCAAGGCGACGACGTGGAGGAGTCCTGAAATGGTCATCCAGTTCCCAGTACAGACCGACTTCCAGCTGCACATGTTGCAGAGCATCCGCGCCCACTGCGCTCGCAACGGGCTAGATCGGCGGAAGGCTGAGCGCGACTTCATGGCCGCTGGCTGCACGAAGCAGGCGCAGAACGAGCTGTGGGAGTCGACCCGTCAACACAACCTGGGCCATGGGCCGAAGGGGGCTGCGTGAAGGAGGTCTTGGTTCGCCTGATCTTCCTTGCTGCCGGTGTCTCAGTAGTCCTTTACGGAGTCATTCCAGCGGCAGAGGCCGTCTCCAATTCGGAATGGATGAAGTACGCGCTGATTGTCATTTGGGGCGGGATTGCGAGCTGGTACGTCGCGGGGCTTGGTCAGGACGTTATCGACTGGATGCGCTACCGCAACAAGGAACCCCGCCCATGACCCGCTTCCTCCGCTCCCCCTACGCCCCGCTGGCAGCAATGGCGCTGATCGCGGCCTACCTGCTGGGGAAACTCACCCTGATCGTAAATGGAGTTGCGTCGTGAGCTACGAGAAGTCCGACTACTACGCAGAGTGCGTGGATAGCGCCGCTGACGAAATCGGGTTGAAGCTTACTACTGAGCAGACGAAGCACATCGGCGAAGCCATAGAGATCGCAGTCGAGAACGTTGGCATGGCCTTCTACTCGCCTTCATCGTCGGATCGATATGTACAGATCGAGCGTGAGTGGGAAGCCAAGTACAAGGCCTTGCAGCGCGAGTTCGACGCCTATCGCGGCCACGCCGAGACGGCAGTGAAGATCGCCCTTCGCCAGCACAGTGACGCCAACGTCTCCATCGGTGAGCACGGCGAGGTTCGCCGCTACGACGGCCGGAGTGACCGAATCCAATGACTACTTTCGAGAACCTGGAATCTGATTTCAAGCGCCTCTTCCCCGCCATCCCGAGGCCCGATCCGCTGGGTATGGGTACGGTCGAATTGGAGGAAGGGATCAACACGCAGATGAACCACCGTTGCGTCGCAGTCATGAAGTGGATCAGCCGCGAGGAAGCCGAAGCGATGTTTGATCCGGTAGACGCCGACGAGACGAACCATGGCCCTTGCGCACAGGGGGATTGCAGCGATGAGTAAGCACACGCCGGGGCCGTGGGCCTATCAAGAGGACAGCGATGCCTACACGCATATCGTGCGCGGCCACAACAACCGCTTCATCTGTCAGCTGGCTCAAACCACATCGGCCGAGATCGAAGCCAACGCCCGCCTGATCGCCGCCGCGCCGGAGCTGCTGGAAGCGCTGAGCAATTTTCCGTCCGACGCTGACTACTCGTCATCCGACGAATTCTGGAAAGCGACGGTCCATTGGTGGCTTACGGAAGCAGCGCCTGTCATCGCCAAGGCCACGGGAGAAGACCAATGAACAAGGATAGCGCGAAGGACTACCTGCCGCTGGTGCAGGCTTTGGCTGAGGGGAAATCTCTTCAATACAACGTAAATCGTTCGGATGAAGCTCCAAAATGGGTGGATCGTGAAGATTTTACGTTCGATGAGCCCGCTACTGAATACCGCATAAAGCCTGAGCCGCGAGAGATTTGGGTGAATCACTACAAAGATGGGCGTTACTCAATCCATCTAACGATCAAGGATGCAGACGATGCTGCTCCTGATCTCGTGGAGTACAAGCAAGTCCGCTACCGCGAGGTGATCGAATGACCTCGATGCGCACCCACTACCTGGTACTGGCTTCGTGCATTGCGGCTCTTCTGGTGTGTATCGGGCTGGCGTGGGTCTGCAAGCAGATCGGACGCTATGACCTGACTTTCATCTTCGGGGGGCTGGCTGTGCTGGCCGTCCTTTTCGGGGCCGACGAACTGACCGTGATCCGCAAGAAGCGCAACGACCGATTCAAGCAGCCGCCGCTCACCACCGAGCGGGGCTGAGTTCTACGGAGGGAATGCGGAGTGGTGATCCGCAGCTCAAGAGGCGCTGGATAGTGGTCGGGCATCGACAGATGCGGAGGACGCTTTTCGGAAAGCCAGCAAGCCGGAACAGCACCACCGGCCCCTCCACCCAACAACCAGCCGGACAGACGGCAGAGGAAGATATGAACGCAGTTGTCGCTACCCCCGAAGATCATCTGATGCGTCCGGTTGCGGAAGGCTCCGCGATCCTGGCCGTTATCTCCCGCGCCGCGTCTGATCCCAACACCGACGTGGACAAGATGGAGCGCCTGATGGGCATGTACGAGCGGATCGAAGGCCGCCGTGCACAGGCTGAATTCGCCGCCGATCTGGCTGAAATGCAGGACACCCTGCCCTCCATTGGCGAGCGCGGCAATGCCGCAGGCAGGTACACCTACGCCCTGTGGGAAGACATCAACGCTGCCATCAAGCCGATCATGAAGCGCTTCGGCTTCGCCCTGTCGTTCCGCACTGACTGTTCCAACGGGGTGAGCGTGACGGGCGTCCTGACGCACCGCAGCGGCCACCGCGAGGAGACGACCATCAATCTCCCTGCCGATGGCAGCGGCAACAAGAATGCCGTCCAGGCTGTGGCGTCCAGCGTGAGCTATGGCAAGCGCTACACCGCGTCTGCCCTGCTGAACCTGACCAGCCACGGCGAGGACGACGACGCCTTTGCATCGGTGACTGGGTTCGATATCAGCGAATGGGCCTCAGCCATCAACGGCGCCGCTGACAAGACGGAGCTTGACCGCATCGGCAATGACCTGCGGTCGCAGACCGGCATTCCTGCTCAGGCCTTGAAGCAGATTCGCGCCCTTTGGTCGGCCAAGGCGAAGGAGTTCGCCAAGTGAAGGCCAATGCCGCTCAGGACTCACAGGACTGGATGCAGGCGCGAGCGGGCAAGTTCACTGCCTCCCGAGCCGCTGACCTGATGGCGCGGACCAAGAGCGGCCCTGGTGCTGCTCGCGCCAACCTGATTGCAACTCTGGTGGCCGAGCGAATCACGGGCCAGCCGGTCGAGGGATATCGGAATGCCGCTATGGAGCGCGGGATCGAACTGGAGGGTGAGGCGCGGGACGCCTACAGCTTCCATACGGGGCAGGCAGTGGTCGAGACGGGCTTCATCGCCTGCGAGTGGCTTCCCAACACGGGCTGCTCCCCTGATGGGCTGATTGGCAATAACGGATTGGTCGAAATCAAGTGCCCGTCCGCAATGGCTAAGCACCTGGACGCGATCCTCACTGGCGCACACGCCGACGAATACCGCTGGCAGCTGCAGCATCAGCTCATGGTAACTGGCCGAGAGTGGGTTGACGCCTACAGCTACGACCCTCGCTGGCCCGAGAACCTGCAGCAGGCCATCCGGCGCGTGAGTCGCGACGAGGAAGCCATCAAGGAACTGTCCGAAGAAATCCGCAAGGCCGACGCCGAGGTTGAGGCGAAGGTTCAACAACTGACAAAGGAATAAGAACTGTGGCCCGTGGAATCAACAAGGTGATCTTGGTCGGCAATCTCGGCAATGACCCGGACGTGAAGTACACCCAGGGCGGCATGGCGATCACCCGAATCAGTCTGGCGACCACCAGCGTCCGCAAGGACAAGGACGGCAACCAGCAGGAACGCACCGAATGGCACCGGGTCGTGTTCTTCGGAAAGCTGGCCGAGATCGCTGGCGAGTACCTGCGCAAGGGGTCGAACGTCTACGTGGAAGGCTCGCTCAAGTACGACAAGTACACCGGACAGGATGGCGTGGAGAAGTACACCACGGACATCGTGGCCAATGAGATGCAGATGCTGGGTGGCAAGCAGGAAGCCCAATCCGGCGGCACCAGCGGTCGCCGTGGCGGCCAGGAGCAGCGGCAGCGACCGGAGCAGCAGGCGCCAGTCAGCGACTTTGACGACGACTCGATCCCCTTCTGAGGTAAGCCATGAGCAAGATTAAACGAGCCGACTTCACCCCATACGGAATGGTCGAAAAGGACGAGGGCCACTACGTCTACTTCTCCGACTACGAGGCAGAGGTAGCCCGCCTGCGCGCTGAGGTGGAGAAGTATCGCAAGGATGCGGAGCGGTGGCAGCACGCCCGCAAGCTGCTGAGCGTGGATGATATTGCCGAGCGCCAGCGCACGATTGAGGAGTGGAACTACCTGATTAGCGAAGATGAATGTAAGCGCGCTGATGAGGCCATCGACGCCGCAATGGGAGCATCCGCATGACCACCGACAACAAGACCCCGACTGTTGATGTGCTGGCGGTGATGCTTGACGACGCACAGAAGGCGAAGCGTCACCGAATGACGGTAGATGCAGAGTACGCAGACGACGCAGAGGAAGAGTCGGAAGCTGCCCGCGCCGCAGTCGCCGAGCTGATCGAGGCCACAGAGGGGACCGTGAAATCACTGAAAGTCGCCCGTTCAGCCGTTGCATCGGAAATCCTTCGAACTGGCAATAGCCTGGACTTCTTACAAGAGCTTTTGGATGGGCGCATCGAAGTTCTTGGGTTCTATCTTTCCCGCGTCAAAGGAGAATCAGCATGAGCACTGACAAGACCCTGGCGGACGTGCAGCCCGGTGGGAGGGTGAGGCTGGGGGATCAGGCCGAGCTGGATCGGCTTGAGTTTCAGGCGTGGGCGCGCAGCATCGGTGCTCGCGTCGACGCTGACGAGCATGGCAACTATGTTGACGCCAACCTCAACTACGCCAAGCTCGGATGGAATGCCGCCCTCTCCGCCCAGCCCTCCCCGGGTGCCACTGCGCTCGGCCTCCCGATTGTCGTTGATCCGACTGTGCCGCCAGATACGTTCGAAGTGAGGCAGCCCTCCCGGGGTGGTCAGGGGGATGCGCTTTTGGAATTGCTGGTCGCCCGGTGGCGCGACCACGCCGAGGAGATCGGAGTCATCGACAACCTGCTGTGCCAGAAGATCGCAAACTGCACCATGCGGCACGCGGCCGAACTGAAAGCAGCACTCGCCGCCCGCCAGCCGGTGGAGCTGATCGCGCAGAAGGTTGGCGACTACCGCGTCACCGTGGCTGAGGACGCCATCACGGTCAGCAAGGGTCGCGACATTGTGTTTGCCTACAGCGCAGGCGACAGCGAGCCGATCATCGACGCCCGCCAGCCGGTGGGGGAGCCGGTGGACGATGACTGGCATCTGCGGGGTTATGCCTACGCGAGCAAGCAGGCCACGACCTGCGCTGGCTGCGGCAAGCACAAGCACACCCCACTGCGCATTGACGCCATGGGAGGCCACGTCTGCCTGACCTGCATCGATCAAAAGCTGGGGGCGCTGCTGGGCGAGTTCGGATACCCGCCCGCGCAGGCCGTGGACTTGGGCACAGGCGTTAAAGCTATCGCCGACGAGCGCGAGCGACAGCTGCAGGTGGAGGGCTTCTCCCGGGATTACGACCAGCAGTATCGCGAGGGCGAACTGGCCAGGGCCGCGACCGCTTACGTTCAGTTGGCTGCCATGGATCTCCAAGTGGGAAGCCGTAAGCACATTGCGTCGCAAGAACCGCCGTTCTTCTGGCCGTGGGCACAGGAATGGTGGAAGCCGGTCGACGCTCGCCGCGACCTGGTGCGCGCTGGCGCAATGATCGCTGCACAGATCGACCTGATCGACGGCAAGGCGGTGGGCAAATGAGCGCCGACAGCGAGCAGGATCCACCCCGATACGTGGTGCTGAAGGCATCCGGCAGTCGGTACGCCTACGTCAACGACACCCACGAACGCCGCACGGTGACGCGCTGGGACATCCTGAAGCCGAACGGCTGGGACAAGGCTGAGCTGCAGTGCAAGCGGCTCAACGAAGAGCATGAGCGAGGCCAGACCAATGGCTGACCAGCTGCTCACCGCTGCAATGGAGAAGGGAGGATCGCGTGAATGAGCTGGCTCTTTTCGCAGGCGCTGGTGGAGGAATTCTCAGCGGCAAAATGCTCGGGTGGCGAACCGTCTGCGCAGTTGAACGTGATGCCCACTGCGCATCCATTCTGGCGCAGAGGCAAAACGATGGATGCCTCCGACCTTTCCCGATCTGGTCTGACGTATGCAGTTTTGACGGCCGACCGTGGCGAGGAGCTGTTGACGTGGTTTCTGGAGGATTTCCTTGCCAGGACATCAGCCCTGCGGGAAAAGGAGCTGGCATTGAAGGTGAGCGGTCCGGCCTCTGGAAGGAGTTCGCTCGCATCATTCGCGAAGTACGACCAGGTTACGTCTGGGTGGAAAACAGCTCATTCCTCGCTACTCGGGGACTCGGAGTCGTTCTCGGGGATCTGGCCGAAATGGGGTTCGATGCGGAATGGGGAGTGCTCGGAGGCAAACGCCTTGGATTTCCCCATGAACGCGCGCGAATGTGGATTCTCGCTGCCCACCCCGAGCGGAGTGAACGGCGGAAGGAACCACACGATGGGCCGGATAGACGAATGGGGGGGCAGCAGCAACCCTTTTCGTGGGACCGCCATTGGCTCGATCTGCTGCCCAGAGTTCGAGGAAATGGTGATGGGATGGCCGCTCGGCTGGACCGAACCGACGCCATTCGAAATGGTCAAGTTCCGCGAGTGGCTGCAAGAGCATTCCGAGAGCTACACGCCAGAATTTAAGGAGCAAGCCGCATGACCTGGAAGCCGATCAGCAGCGCGCCGAGGGGAACTCTGGCGCTGTTCTGTGACATGAACGCCACTGAGGTAAGGGACAGCTTCTTTGTGGATTGGATGGTTGACGGCAAGTTCTGCGGGAATCGCCATCACACAGCCACCCACTGGATGCCCCTTCCAGAGCCGCCGAAGGAGACCGAGTATGGACGTTGAACAGAGGGCGCGGGAGCTGCTGGCCAGCCATCTGCGTGGCAAGGGCTGGACTGGTGAGTTCGCTGCCGAGGTGCTGCAGGATCGGCCAGCCGACGTAAGGATCTCCGGAGCTGACGCAATCGAAGCGCTGGTCGCCGCCCTTACGCCGCCAGAGGGCTACGCCGAACAGCATGCGCGGGATAGCCGCGAACTCCGCAGCCTATGTGCAGCCAGGGATGAGGCGCGCAGGGAGAGAGATATTGCCAAGAATGAGTCTTCGCGTATGAAGGCTGCACTCAAGAAGATTGCAGGGTATCGGCTGGACCAATTTGCCGGCCCTTATGACATGGCATCCGCCTGCACTTACGACGCTGAGAATGCATTGCCAGGCAGCGCGGAGGTGCCGGATGGGCGCGGCTGAGGAAATTCCGTTCGAAATGCGGGCGATTGATGCTGAGGGGGTGGGAGTATTGCTGGGCCTCACGGCTCGATCCGTCCTGGAGACGGTTGCGTGTCGCCCAGACTTCCCGGTACGCCTGACCATGCGCCCGGCCACATGGGTAGCCGGGGAGGTATTGAAGTGGCGAGAAACTAACCGATACGGTCAGCGAGCTCGTCGGCGTCGGTCTGGTAGTAGATGA